AACGTTATTCCATATTCTGTTAAAGTTTCACTCATATGTTTTCTCAGCATAATTATTCAGTTGATTGAAATTAGTTGCTAACCAACTCGTTACATTTGGAAGTGACGTATACAGTTTATCTTCCATAAACATTGTTTGAAATTTATATTTTATTAATCTATTAATTGGTTCATTTACTCTTTTAGTTATTTTTGTTTTTGTAGAAGCAGATATATTAACATCTGATAACTGCATTAATTTATAATTTCTTTCTATAATTTCTTTTGAATCAGGAACTTCAGTAATAACATCATTTATATCAGCTATACTATTTTCCCTTAAAAACGGTAACTTTTTTTGAATTGTCTTTAATCCAAATCCCTTAACCCCTGGTATATTATCAGATTTATCACCATCTAAAACTCTATACCAAATTAAATTATGAGATGAAATACCATACTCTTCTAATACAGCATTCTCATCATACATTTTCTTTTTAGTTGGACTCCATATTTTTATTCTTTGATTAGCCAACTGTAAAAAATCCTTATCAGTTGACATAATAACAATCTTAGAATCAGTAAGTACTTGTCTGCTAATATAACCAATCGTATCATCTGCTTCAATATGATCAAATGATAAAGTTAAAAGTGGTAAAGTATCTAAATATTCTACACTACGTTGGAGTTGCATCAACATATTTTGTCGTTCATCATCCATTGATGCAAAATCATAACTTCTGTTTAAACGATATTTAGTTCTTTTTTTATCTTTATATTCTGGATAAAGTTTACGGCGTCGATCAGACCCACCCTTGCCATCAAAAACAATGATAACACGAGTAGGCCTAACCATATTAATGGTGTAACCAATACTCTTTAAAAAACCAACTATTCCACCAACGTGAATACCATCATCATTGGTAGTTGGTATAACACTAAACACTCTAATAAAAGTATTCAGGCCATCTACTATGAGTACTTTATCGTTAGGTTCTCGACCATTTATTTTACCGCCCTTAGATTTTATCTCTTCAAAAATTGAGAGATATTTCCTATTCATTTTCTAATACAACTACATCATCTATTCCAAAGTTCTTTTCATACTTCAGTATAATTTTATCACAAATTAATTGATAACAATGTTCTTTAAACTCTCCTTCTAAATATGTTGCCCAATCTTTAGATTGAAATTTAATTTCTTCTCCTTTATGATTTACCATAGTATACCAAGCACCACCTTGCTTTACCAATTTATGATCCTTTAATACTTGTAACCAACTACCTTTGTTATCAATACCTGTTTCAAAATATAACTCAAAATCAGCATGTCTCATTGGAGGCCCAAGTCTATTTTTAATAACTTGTGCTCTGATTTTTATTCCTACTGTATTTTTCTTACTATCTTTTATTTGTCCAAGATTTTTCAATCTTATTCGTGTTGACGCATGAAATGGTAATGCTTTTCCACCACTTGTTGTCCACGGATCACCGAACATTACACCAAGTTTTTGTCTTAACTGGTTTGTAAAGACAAGAGCTATCTTCTCTCTACCAATCATCTGTGTAATCTTTCTCATTGCTTTAGATATAATAATTGCTTTAGCAGTAGCCCAACCATCTTTATCAAAATCTGCTTCTAACTCTACTTTTGTAGTAGCACCAGCAAGTGAATCTACTAAAATAGTTACTAATCTATCCTTATCTGACTCTCTAACTTTTGCTACAATTTCTTCAATTGATTCAAAAACATCTTCAACTGTTTCTAAATGTAGATATAACATACTATCCACATCAATACCTATTGCACTAAGAAACTCAGTACTAACGGAAGTTTCTGTATCTATATAAACAGCTACTCCACCTTTACGTTGAGTTTCTGCTAATATATGTGCACCAAGCAGTGATTTACCACTTGATTCTAATCCGTTTATTTCAGTAATCCTGCCGACAGCAATTCCACCGTGTGGTTTATTTGAAATAGCCAAATCTAACACAGTTGAACCTGTAGATACAAAATCTTTAATGTCGGTGGGTGTTGTGTCTGTTCCATCCAAGAAATACGCAACTTTCATATCCTTGAATTGTTTGTTTAGGGTGTTGGCTAATACTTCAGCCAATTTGTCTCTTGTTGACATATCACTCTCCAATTATAAAATGGTGGTGATACCCGGTAGCCACGTATTTCGCGAAATTTCGATTCGAATCACGGATGACTGGGCGGTTTTATCTCAGCCTTCAACCACCACCATTAGGTTATTTATTTATTGAATAAATCATCAAATGCAGATGCTGTATCTTTAGCATCAAAGTTTGTTGATTCAGTTACAGTAGATGATACTACTTTTTCTTTTTTCTCTACCGAATCATCTTCTGAACCACCATTTAGATACTCATTTAATGTATCCGTAAGTTCTTCATAAGTCATTTCACTATAAATCTCACGAATATCTTTTTGAGTTTTCTTTATGGTTTCAAGAACCTCTGCATTCTCTGTAATTGGAGTTTGATTGGGTTTGACTCTAATGGACGTTGAGGGAAATGATTTCCCTGTTTCCTCAGCTGTCTTAAACTCAACCACTACATCACGACCGCTTGTTGGATCCGTAATATCACCATAATCTGGATCTGCTATAATAGATAACAATTCCTGATATACAGTTTTACCGAATCCCCAAAACCTTACTCCTTGATTTTCTTCACCACGAACCACGACTGGTGCGAAAGTTCTCATTTTAGCTTCAACTTTCTTACCAAGTCTATAATCATCCTTTGAACCGGTTGACTTTAGTTTTTGTGCAAACTCTTCAATCGGGTCAGGACGACCAAATGAAACTGGTGAAAGATAAGATTTTCCACCTATATCATAATGAAAATACAATTCAATAAAAGGATTATCTTTATTGTATTTGTAAGGCACTATTCTAATCACCTGTTGCCCCGGCTGGGGTTTCCAAAGATTAGTAGTACGAGTATTTGTTGTTTGAAGTTGGTTAAGACGTTTCTTGATTGCGTTTAAATCCATTTGTTATCTCCTATTATTTAATTAGTTAATTGTCATTTTTTAATCAAGTGTAACCTTGATACATTAATATATATAATCGAATCGCCGAAAATACAATTTATTTTTTATCTTTATCCCAAGTTTTTACATCTACTATTGTATAAATTCTTGTTGGTATTGCTGTTAAACCTTCTTCATTAGTTAACAACAAGCAATTTCTATAATTGTCCCAGGGTATTGGAAACGATTTATCTAATTTACCATTATTCAATTCTCTGATAACATCATTTAATGCATTAATTGTATAGAGTGTATTTGTTTGTTTCTTTCTATGTAATGAAATAGTATCTGGAATACCATCCATAAAATTATCATCATATTCTACGTTATATGTACAAATCAATTGATGATGATCATTTTCATTTTGAAACACATAAATTTTATCAAATAAAATTTCATTACATTCAATTATTATATTGACTGTTTCGTAAAATTTATTACGTTTTGTGAATGTACAAAGTAATTGAGTTCTCATTACATTTCTTTCCGTTCACTATTAAAACTACCAATCAGTCCACCACCTCTACTATCATAAGCTCTCCAACCCAATTTCCAATTTTTTAAATCTGGTGTTCCATCTTCAGCAGTATCTGTATGAGATTCATATTTACCATCTTTAATTTCTTGATGATTATGTTCAATAGTATCCAATCCATTACTTGTTTTAAGAGTAGATGAAAAAGTAAGTGCACTTACAACAGCTCCTGGATGATTCAATATTGTTTTTGCATTATCACTTCCAACAACTTCTGCTAATTTATCTTTATCAATAGATGATTCTATCTCATTTCGTGTTCTATCCTCAATTTCTTTTATTCTATCCTTTACTTGATTCAACTGTCTCCATGCTGGTGGCATTGCTCTTAATTCTTTATATTTATCTCCCATTTCTGGTGGATTCCACACTTTACCTTTTTTATGTTTTTGTTTAAGTTCAGCTGCATCACCTTTTGGATTTTGAACATAACCAATTTCTTCTTTCAGTTTGTTCATCTCATCTATCTGTCGTCTTAACGCACCATATAATTTCTTCTTATCTTTTATTGTTTCTGCCATACCACTTTCTTCTACAATCTTATCCATTTGTTCATCACTTTGAACTATATCATCTTTTACTCCCATAGTATAACCATCATCTCCTGGTCGACTACCTAACCTATCTCTATATTCAGGATCTGGATGATATTTCTGATATTGTCCAGTTTCACCTGGAAATCCAAATGAACCATATTTACCACTCTTTCCATACTTCACACTAACTGATGCAACCCTTTCCACTTTACCACCTTCACGAGTTACTCTCAATTTATCACCACTTGGAAATGATCCTGCAGATGGTAGATAAACTTCTTCACCTGCTGCTAATTCAGTATCATAAAGTGCCATTTCTGCCATATTTTTCATCATCGCACTTGCAAGTGTTGGACTTTCCGTATTCATAGTTTCTGCCATTTTAGCATATGAATCACCTATTGCTTGTGCTGCTTCAGGTGATGGTATTTTCATTTCTTTGGCTATCTTTTCTATGTTAGCTTGATGTTCTTCTAATGCCTGTCTAATTTTTGGACTTACATTTTCAGTCTTTTCTAATTCTTTTAACTTTGCAATAGTATTCCTAATAGAGTTATTTTCACTAATTGATTGTTTAAGATATGCTCGTGAATTTTTACTACTTGGTGTTAAAACATTTCCACTCTCACCAACTGGCCCAAATACTTGATGAAATTCACCTTCTAATCTATCATACGGTGATTGTGAAAATAATTCTTGAACTTTAGGATCTTCTTTTGCAGTTCGTTTAGTTGCTAAATCAGGTTTAGATGTTGTAGTTACTGACTGTTTTACATCAACACCTTTCTTCCCACCTTTTAACTTTTCTCCTGACGCACTTTCAACTGCATTTTTGACAAATGCCGCTGCTCCTTTATCACCTAAAAATTTTCTTGATTCGAAATTAATATTTCTTATATAAACTTTTTTACCATTTGAACTAACTTCTAAACCATACTTTTCTACCATCTTTTGTGCTAATTCTTTTGATGGATTTGAATGTAATTCTAACAAATCCTTTTTAAAATCTTCTATAAGTTCTTTATCCTCATCTGACAAATATGGTAATGCATCTCTTGCTGATGCCTGTTTACCATTGAATACATTCTTAATTTGTTTTGGTATTTCTTGTGTATCTTCTTTTTCTGGTTCTTCACCTTTCTCAGCCTTCTTAATATCTTCGGGCGAAGCATCCTTTTTAACTAAGTCTTGTGTATTAGGATTATGTGTTTTAACTGGATAAACATTACCTGATTCTTTATTTTTAACAATATCTATTTCATTTAAATTATCTATTATACCATCAACAACTTTGTATGGCCAACCACATCTAACTAAAACCTCACTTAAACATATTTGATGTGCATAATTCTTAGGATTAGGTGTTCTTCCACTTCCAACACTATCTTTCCATAACTCAAAAATTTCATTAAAGTCTGTAATGATCATGCAAACTTCTCCGTGATATCTTCCATTCCGTGATAGTTCATTCCACAATTAACTTTTACTGGAAACTTACCATCTTGTTCTATAATCTTTTTCACCTTCTTCAAATAATTTAATCCATCACCCATATTAAAATCAAATAAAAAAGAATCATAGCTATACAGAACCAATTTACTTTCATTCTTTTTTATTTCAGGAATTAATTGACTTAATATACTCATATTATTTTCTGTTTCCATAAGCTGTATTGTATAGTTAAACAACTTATTTTTATTCATATCAATCAAGTTTTTCCTATATATTGTCTT